CTGCAAATGAAGACGAAAGGGAGTTTGATGAATCTGAACAAGATGACGAAGAATGAACTTGAGGCTTATGCGCGTGAAAACCCCGATGTTGAGTTAGACAAGCGTCTACACATCAAGAAATTAGTGTCTATTGTAAACAACTTAGAAGTCAAACCTGAAGTAGTTAAGGCTGCTGTGGTAGACGTTGTTTATGACACACCGAAGATAGCTACCAGCTATATCGTGAGAAACCCCAACGGCAACAGCTATGTGACCAAAGACCTTGAGCAACTTGCTCGTGCTTTCGGTTTCACAGTCAAATCTATGACGAAGCTGGGCTGGGTTATTACTCCAAACATATAAGGTTACAAAGAATGACCAACGACTTTACCAAAAGCTCTTCCTTCTCTGTGGAACACGGGAACGAGGGCGAAATCACCGCTTACATCACAACTTGGGGAAACCCAGATGTAGTCGATGATGTGATGTCAAAAGGCTGCTGTGATAAGTGGCTAGAAGACTTCGCAAAGAACGATGACAAGCTTCCTATGCTTCACGGACACTCCTCTATGGATGTTGTCGGTGAGTGGGTTTCTTTTGAATCTGATGACTACGGTCTCAAGGCTACAGGTATCTTGTATACTGAAGTAACCGCTGCTTCTGACCTACACAAACTAATCAAACGAGGCGCAATCGCTTCTGTGTCGATTGGCTTCCGAAGCACTGATTACGAAAACCTTGATAACGGTGGTCGCAAGTTCAATGAAATCCAGCTGATGGAAACATCTGTTGTTCTAAACCCTGCCAACCCGAAAGCAAAGATACTCTCTGTTAAGTCAGAAGACGGTCTTATCGAAACAAAAGCATTGAAGACCCTTCTACGTGACTCTGGTCTGAGCCGCAAAGAAGTCGATGCCCTATTCAACGGTGGTTTCACTGGCCTGAAGAACCTGCGGAATGCAGAGGAACAGGAAGAGAAGCAAGCCGAACAATCACAAACATTAGCCAACTTCCTGAGTGAAGTTTCGGCAAAACTCTAGGAGACTCTAATGTCTGAAGAAATCAAGAACGAAGAAGTAGTAACTGAAGCTGTTGAAGCAGAGAAATCTGTAGACGCTGTTGTTGCTGAAATCAAAACCGCTGCTGTTGAAGCCGCTGAAGCCGTAATGGTTGATGCTGTAAAAGCTGAACAACTCGTAGCAATCGAAGAAAAAGCAGCTGCTGAAGTTGCAACCCTCAAAGGCGATATCGAAGCTCTAGAAGCTAAATTCGACGCCATCCCAACACCTACTCTTATCAAGGAAACTACTCCAATGTCTATTCACACAACTTTCGAAAAGAACCTAGAAGCATCTGGCAAAGCATTTGCTGACGTAGAAATCAAAGGCATCAGCGAAGCTCGTAACGTAACTGGCGCACCTGTTGACACAATGGGTCTATCTGGTGACTTGTTCGCAATGAACCCAGTACGTGGCTTGAGCCGCATCATCGAAACTTCTTCTAAAGCATTTGAACTACCAGTTCGCACAGGCAACCACGGTGCTGCTAACGTTGGCGCAACTAAGAACGTAACTGACGGTGGCACAGCTGCTGTTTCTGTTCAAACTTACTTGGTTCAGTCTTATGCTGCTCGTGCTGACGTTTCTATCGAAGCTGCTGCCGACATCGTAGGCTTTGACGCATTCTGGGCTGAAGACATGATTTCTGAAGTTGCTTCTGTTGAAGCTGCTGCTCACGTTGCTCAAATCGAAGCTGGTACATCTATCACTGCTGCTTCTGCTACAGAGCTTGGCCTTGATGACATGGCTGGCCTTATCTTTGGTCTAGCACCACAGTACCGTGCTTCTGCAACTTTGATGTTGTCAACTGGCGCAATGGCTCAGCTTCGCACTTTGAACACTGCTTCTACTGGTGGTGACTTGGTATTTGACGCACAGCTAGGTGGCTTCCGCTTGTTCGGTACTCCAGTTGTTGAGAACGCTTACATGGCAGACGTTGCTACAGGTAACGTTGTTGCTTGTATGGCTGACTGGAAGAAATGGTTCGTAGTTGGCAACCGCGCTTCTATGCAAGTTGGTCGTTTCAACGAAACTGTTCCAGGCAAGTACGTTTATTACGCTGACATGCGTGCTGCTTCCGGCATCTGGCATGCTGAAGCTGGTAAAGTCTTGACTATGGCATAAGCCGAAATTGGTTTGGGGTCTCTCTTCGGAGAGGCCTCGGCCTTCTTTAGAAAGGATACTCTATGAAGTATTTTGTATCTGAATCTGCCGCAGAAACTCCTGTTTGTGTATCGGATTTGAAGGCTCACCTTTTTCTATTTGACGATGATTCATATGATGCTGAACTACAGTATATTCTGTTAAGCGCACAGGACATCGTTTCTGATTTGCTCGGTGAGCATATAAGCTCCACCATTATTCAATGTAACCTAAGTTCTTTTGAGAACACGGTTCTACCCCACAAAAACATTTTAGAAGTTAGTTGTGTTTCATACTATGACACTACAGATACGCTAATTACCTTGGCTGCTTCTGATTACTACCTAGACACGACAGGTATTGACACCAAGATAAAGTTCTTGGCTCACCCTGCGGTATCAAGCAAGTATGACAACGCGGTAGCTGTTCACTACGAAGCAGGTATGGAGGTTGTCCCTCAAGTTTTAGCTCAGGCTATTCTGATTATTGCTGCTGAACTCTTCGAAGTTCGGTCTGAATCTACCGAAACTCAACGCACGAAAGCAATGAATGTAGCTACTCAGCTTCTTATGAAACATCGCAGGTGGTAATATGAGAACCAAAGCGACTTTCTATAAAGCAACGATAACCAAGAATGAGTTTCAGGAAGATATCCACGACTGGTCTAAAACTTTTGAAACAGGTGTGAAGCTCTCTACCATGCGCTTTACTGACTTACAGAAGTCTAATCAGATTCGTAATGGCATTCAGTTGTTCTGTACTGCTCGTAAGAACCCCAACACTTTGAGTGTTCGGACTAACGATAAAGTAGTAATCAAAGGGGAGGCTTACATCGTTCGCGGCGTAGACCCCCGTATAGATGATTTGTCTGGCATTATGTTCCTTCTCGACCACGATGAAGGGAGTTTGTAATGTCCCTGTTATCTGACTTTGTTTCCGACTTAACAACTACTCTTCCGACTGTTCAACTACACCCTGTAGTTAATAAAACAGCAGTCTATCCAAGTGGTACGTTCTCGGTTCGTGACGGTCTCAGAACTCAGTTCTATGTAGACTCTGAAGGGCTACGGACAACCAACCTTGTCCTCAATCTGTACAGCAAGTCTTACTCTGAATTACAGACCCTCAAGGACGCTGTGACCACTAGGTATCACGGGCTGTCTGGTGTTGTAGGTTCAACCACCATTCAACGAGTTATTATTACAAACCTCCTTGAAGACACCACTGAGCTACCCACAAACGACACCCTCTATCGGTGTATTATCGACCTAGACATCATTGACTAAACCCACAACTTATTAAGGAGATTCCATTATGGCATCTGTAACTGGACGTGCAGCTGGCTTTATCGCCACGTTGTACTACGTAGCTTCTGTTGACGCTACTAAAGACCTAACATCCATCTCTGGCAACGCTACTTCAGGCAACAAAATCAAAGACGTTGCTGATATGGGCGCTTTGTCTAACACTCGTAACATCATTGACGTACCTGTCTACGGTGCAGACACTTCTGGCAAACTTGCTGGTCAAGCTGACCCAGGCACTTTTGACTTCAATGTTACTTTGAACTTTGACGATGCAACTCACCTTGCTCTTAAAGACGATGACGGCACTACTGAGCGCACTTTCATCATCAAATTTACTCAAGGCTCAAACGAGACTTATGCTTGCTTCGACGGCTTTATTGCTGACGGCACAGTAAACCAACCAATCGACGACCGTATTTCTATGGACGTCTCTGTTGCTCGCTCTGGCGGCATCACTTGGGTTGACGCTGCTTAAGCGTTTAGGGGGTTCTCTTCGGGGAACCTCCACTTTTTTAAATCAGGAAATATAATGAACAAACAAATTGACGATATCGCACTACAGGCGATGCTAAACAACACCCAGTATACTAAACCACAACAGCAAACCACAGAACATTGGTTCTCGTTTTCTGCTCAGAAACAACTGACATTTCACCTCGC